GCTTTCCTAAGCTCTTTACTCCTGAAGACCAGGCCAGACTAACTGAACTTGAAACCAAGCGTAAGCAAATGGAGCAAATCTTTAAGACCAAATTCTCTCAAGAGGCATGGTCTAATGTATCTGCACCAGAGAAAGCAGCCAGAACAACTATATCTGGTACATTCTTTGAGCCAATAGTTAAAGCAGTAACTCCCTGGCAGTGGGGTTTTGATTATGGTCTAACTCCTGAACTAGCCCAGGAAGAAAGGGTCAAAGTAGAAACCGAGTATCAAGAGCTACTTAGAAGGCAAGAAGTCTCCAGAGTAGCCCCAATGATTCAAGATACTTTAAGAAGGATGGCCTTAACCCAGGAAGGTTCACCAACTGATAAAGCTTCCCTAACCAGTATCTTCAAACTTAATGAGTTAGGCTTCAATGAGGAAGATATAGCTGGTATAACCTCCTATGCCCAAAGAGTAAGACTAGCTACACCTGAGCAACTTGCTAGTGGTGAACTAATGCAAGCCCAACCATTAACCCAAGAGGAGATAGATGAGTTAGCCAGAACATCATCTGAACAAAGGCATGTTCTAACTACAGTATCATTATCCCAAGATACATCAGATATTATAGCAGCCTTACAAGGACTTTATTCCCCAACACCACAGAAGGCTACAGGTGCAAATAAACTTATTGAGGAGTTCACAGCTAAAGCAATCACAGGTGAACAAGCCCAAGAATCCTTCTCCCAATTAGCCAAAGAGCAAGGTATGCCAATAGTCCTTACTGATGATAGTGGTAACATGTACCAGGCTAAGAAGAAAGCAGATAGTTCAATATGGATTACTAACCCAACTACTAACAAGGATGAACTACTTGGTTTCTATGATGAATCCAGCCAGTCTATAGTTCCAGTTGGTCTTAAAGGTCAACCACTTCTAACCCAGTCAGAACGAGAATCAGATGCTAAGGATTTGTGGGATGCATGGTCATTAGCCTCAACCCAAGTAGGAACTAGCCTTCAAAAGGCTATAACTAGTACCATACCAGATGCTTTCTTGTCTCTTAAACAGACACTACTAGAGAAAGGTAAGATATTTGGTAGGGAAGAAGAACGAGATATTAAGATAGGTCAATTACAGGTTATAAGAGATAGACTTCAACTAAAGGCAGAACAAGTCCAACTAGAGCAAGACCAGTGGTATGCTGCACATCCTGAATTAGCCCCTAGACCTGAATATACCCAAGATGTTACTCAGCATCCTGAACTACTTAAAGACCCTAATTACTGGTTATACACTATTGTATCCAATGCTCCAATAAGTGCAGCATCTTTTGGTGTAGGTACATTAACAACTATGCTAACTGGTGGTAACGTAGTAGCAGGTGCATTAGTAGCTTCTGCCTTAATGACTCCAGTCCAAATAGAAGATGTTCAACAGGACTTGGTAGCTAATGGTGCTACACCACAAGAAGCCTCAATATTATCCACATCAGTAGGTACAGCTATGGGTATAGTAGAAATATTCCCCATGATGTTAGCCCTTAAGACTATATCCCCTGCCTTTATGAAGACCTTTACATCTAACCTATCTAAAGAAGTAGCTGGTAAATTAGCTACATCCCTTATAGCTAAAGGTGCATTAGGTACTGCTACCAAGATGGGTACTTCAGCCCTTAAGATAGTAGCCTCAGAAACACTTGAGGAAGTAATCCAGCAGTCTATGCAAAATGCTGCAGTCAAGACAGTCAATGAGAATAGGAGTATCTTACAAGATATACCCCAGACCATAATCAATACAGCTATATCTACCCTACCCCTAGCCATACTTGGTGGTGGTTCAGAGTATATAGCTATGAAGCAACAACTATCAGAAGCAACTAGATTACAAATAGATACTAAGGCTAAAGAACTTGTTGCTGCAGGTCTAGAACCACAACAGGCTGAAGCAGTAGCCCTAACCAAAGTTATGGAGAGTGAGACAGTTCAGGCTGAAATAGACTTGGCTATGGAGAAACTGGATGCTACAATCCCAACTGAAGAAGTAAGAACTCCAGTAGAATATTCTGAAGCAGTTCAGGAAACACAACCTGTTATTACTCAAGAAGCTAAACCTACCCTATCAGCCAAGTATGCTAGGAAGTTAGAGTCTCTTAACTATAAGCTAACTAATGTCAATGAAGATATAGATAACTATACTGACTCTATCCAGAAACAAAAGGATAGATTAGTTAAGATGCAAACATCTAAGGATGCTCCGTCCATTATCAATGAGCAGAAGCAAACTATTACTCATCTTGAAGAGCAACTTACAGAGATGCAATATAAGAAAGAGACTCTACTTAAATCTCTTGACAAGTTACAGAAGTCCCAAGAGGCAACAATAACTCCAACAGTTACTCAAGAAGTTGTTGAGGAAGAAGAAGTAACCCCCCAAGTTGCTCCAACAATGGAGGAAGTCTATCCTGAAGTAGAAACCAAAGATGATATTATTGCTCCACCTATTGAGCAAGAATCTCCTTTAGTGAGTAATGAGAGTCTATCTCCCGACTTTAGACCTTATGAAAGAAGGCCTAGTGTCCTTGATTGGGATGAAGAAGAAGCTAATAAAGAAGCAGTCTTGAAGAATCCCAACATATCCAAGTATGTCAAGGAAAGTAAGAAGGTTAGGGGTTATCAGTCTACTGCAGGTGAAACATGGGATGCTACTGATGAAACCCATAGAAAGGCTATTCTTAAAGAGGCTAAGCTACCTAAGAACCTTATTGCTAAGTCCTGGAGTGACTTAACCCTTAAGCAGAAATATAATATTACTCTAACTGCTATACCCAATAACAGCATTAAGTTCTCAGGTGCAAAAGAAATAGTAGATATGGAATACTACATGGAGTTTATGGAAGAAGAAACAGGACTTCCATTTCTCCAAATCTACAGGAGAATCCAGAATGCTGGTTCAACAGCAGAGAGAGCCAGAATCAAAGCCCTTCAACCTATCTTTGATAATCCTAACTTTAAGACCATTCTTGATGATGATATAGCAAAGAGGCGTGTAGCCCAAGAGCTTAATGCTAGAGGTAAAGACTCATTAACTGAACACCCATCTGGGATAACTGAGAATGAATTACTACTTGTTGATACTATGACAGACATCTACAGGAAGGCTACACCTAAAGTCCGCTATCTAAGAGTCATGAGTATCCCTGATACTATAGAAGCCTTCAAAGAGGAGTTTCCTGATGCAGTAGAAGCAGGTCAAGAACCAGAACTAGCTATGGCTCTAGAACTTAAGAAGTCTAATAAACTGGATGACCTGTGGGACTTCCTTTACAATAAATCCTGGGGTGTCTATGAAACAGGTTATGACCCAAGACTAATATGGGATTCATCCCTTAGACCAAAGAGATTAGGACTAGGAACATCCAGAGGTGAGTCTAGACTTGAACAGAGGAAGTCAATTATCTATTCAGAAGATGCTATGGCTAAAGATGTAATCAGAAGACTTGAGACTTATGAAGAACAAATAGAAATTCAATGGCAGATAGCTAAAGAACTTGATAAGGTTGAGGAGTTTTGGAAACTATCCAGTAATAAGTTTGACCTTAAATCCAGAAACCTTATGGATAGAGGTCTAAAGAACTGGTTAGCCAGAGTTCAGGGTATACCAGTAGATACAGGATACTATGACCAGTTCCTTAAGAATATAGTTATCCAGTCAATGAAGGCTATCTTTGTCAATCCATCAATGTCCTTAAGGAACTTCTTTCAGGCTGTAGTTAACTATTCTGATAGAAGCGAACTTGTGCGTGTCCTTATTGAGAAGATGCCAGCACATATAAAAGAACAGGGACAGACGTACTTCAAGACCTTTGTAAGTGAACTTGGTGGTATTAGAAAGTCTATCCTCCACAAGGATGAGGGTATCAAGTTCTTAGCTCCACTTAATAAACTGGCTGAAAAGCTAACTCTCTATGAAGATTCTGACTACTTCCCTAGACTCCATACCTTCATGGCAGCCCTTAATAAGTCCAGAAGAGCCACAGAAAACTTCCTTAAGAATGGTAATGTAGAACAATGGATTAAGGATTCAGGTGCATTACATCTAAGGCAGACTGAACGTAACTATGTATTAACTAACTATCTAGGTCAAGCGGATAAAATCTTTAACTTGGCTACTGATGGTCTTGAAAGTGTAACTGGTACAGAGATGGCTAATCTCTATGTTGCCCAGAGAATGGGTGATAAAGCTAACTTCAAGTACAAGAGGAGTACCAGAGGCATAATTGAAATGGGTACTACAGGCTCAACCTTCTGGAGTCTCTTTGTCTACCCAAGAGGTTATGCCCAGATGTTACTCTTTCAGGCTGAGAAGATTAACAATGTCTTCAGAGGTGAGGCTACTTGGGAAGAAGCAAGGTCAGGCTTCAATGATATTCTTAAGCTAGTTGTAGCTGCAGAAATCTTTGGTGCAGTCTGGATGGGCTTATCAGGTAAGAAACGTAATCCCTGGGATATATGGAGTATCTTACTTGGATGGCAAGCTGGTGGTCTATACATAGGTGTAATAGGGGACTTAACTACCTTTGTGAAAGACTTAACCACAGCAGTTCTTTCAAGGGATATGACTGACAAAGAACTAGCCTTCAATAAGCTAAACTCTGAAGTGGTCAGTCTAACTGAAACCTTTGTACCATTATACAGAACTATCATTGATATGGTAGATGTAGCCTTTGGTGTAGAAGCAGTAGATAAGAGAGCCTTACGTAACCTAAGAGCCTTAATAGACAAAGACTATACACCAGAGCAAACTGATAAACAACTAATGAACTTCTGGGAAATATCTAGAAAGGTCTTACTTGGTCAGAAGATACCCGAACCAGAGGCTTTTGAGAAGATGATGACTGACCTTAAGGACTCTCAAGATAAATTAGGTATGATAGATGCTGATGGGAGTATATACACCCTTAATAAGTTTGGTAGTCATATCACAACATTGACTAAGGACTTACCCCCCTACTATGTAGACAAAGAGGAAGGCTTTACTGACCTTGTTCTATTCTATAAAGATTGTGAGGCTTCATGGGAAGAATACTACAAACTACCATCAGACCCATCCTACATCAGGACTAACTGGAGAAGAGAACATCCTGAAGAAGAAGCTATGCTACTATTCTGGGGTAAACTAAGTAAATCAGTCTATACTAATAAAGATATAGAATGGAAGGAGGTATCCAAGTTAATATCAGATTGGAGTAGTGTTTATGAAACAACCAGTATGATGCACTCTAAGTTTGCCTCATGGGAATAACTTGACAACCAGAGCAATTCATGTTACAGTATAATATTAGGAGGAATGATGACAACTACAAATGTTAATGAAGGTAAGCCTGTTGTGGATGCTGAACCAGTAGAAAAGGATGGTAAGCACCCAGAAAATGTGTCTTGGACTCAGTATGTAGGTATCAAAGAGAAATTTACCAGAGTAGAGACTGAGTTAAAGACCAAAGTAGCTTCCCTTGAAGAACAGTTAAAGAAAGCACCCAATCCCGAAGAGTTCACTAAGATTAAAGGTGAGTTAGACACAGTTAAAGCTGACCACAAGAAAGTCTCTGATGAACTAACAGCCACAAAGGAAAGGTCAATCTCGGAGAAGAGGAATAGCTTGATTACTAAAGGAGTTCCTGCAGAGAAGGTCAAGGATTTGTCCGAGAAAGAATTAGATGCAATTAGTGGGGTATTGGGTACAATAGTAACCGAGAAGCCAAAGGCAGACTTTGGTAATGGTGGAGGTGGGAATACCCCTGCTTCTTCTAAAGAAAGATTTGCAAGGGGATTTGCTGCCTTACATCCAAAAGGATAATTAAAGGAGAAATAGATGGCTATAGTAGGACATTTTGAATCACTTGCTGAAGCCCAGAAGTTAGTCAACTCTGACATACTTGCTGGTGTAGTTCAGGAAACTTATGAGGAAGGTCAGCTTCTACAGCGACTTCCAGTAACAACTATTGATAGTAAATCCCTGCTCTATAACAGGGAGTCAACCTTACCTTGTGCTTCATTCTTTGACATCCATGAGCAGATACCCTGGACTGCTGATGTGGACTTTGTACAGAAGGAAGCTACCCTCAAGATTGTAGCCAGACAGGATGTGCTTGACAGGTTTATGATGAAGACCTACAAGAATCCCAATGATTACAGGTCAATCATCTTGAGTACACTCCGCAAGGGTGTAATGAGAACTGTTGAGGATAAACTCATCTATGGTAACATAGACAATGATTCCGCTGAGTTTGATGGTCTAGGACACCTCTTACCTGCTGATATTTCAGGTTCAGAGTCTTGGGCTGCTGCTAATCCCCAGGCTTATGATATGGGTGGAGCTTCAACAGCAATTACCATGACTGTAGCAAGGCAGCTAATTGATAGGGTAAGGCCAAAACCCTCTATCCTGCTTATGACTCGTACCATGCGTAACACAATGTCAGCAACAGCCTTTGAAAAGGGTATTGTGCTTTCATCTGCAGGTATTGGTGCTGGTCATATCACCTACAGCAAGAATGAGTTTGGTAGCCGTATAGACTACTTTGATGGAATCCCCATTGTAATCTCTGACTATCTAGGTGGTTCTTATGGTGAGACTGACAATACTGTCAACAAAGCTACTTCAGCTTCTGGTATCTGCAGTATCTGGGCATTAAGGTTTGGTTCTCTAATTGATGGTGGTATCACTCTGGTAACTGGTGGAGACACTGGTGGAGTAGACCTCTTCAGAATGACTGAACTTGAAGACCTTGAGGACTATGATGCTGGTGGTATCCGTCTGGTAGCCTACTGTTCTTTGGCACAGGGTTCTAGCAAGGCTTCTGCAGTAGTCCATTCCATTGATGAGGATGGAGTAATAATTGGTTAAAGATAGGGGCTTTTCAAGAGAGGTTTGAGCCTTTAATCAAATCCCAATATATAGTAGGAGGAAAATATTTTGACTAAGAAAATCATAAATCATGACTTACGCTCAGTAAATGGTAAATACATTCAGATGCCAGCCTACAAAGGTGGACAGGAAGGTTGGGGAAATCTTACTATTCCTACTCCCTATAGTGAGTCTACTACACAATTATATCCTATTGGTACTAAGTTTGTAGATGATGATAGGGTATGGAGGTATGTAAAAGCTGGTAATACCTGTACTAGACTTAGGGTACTTCAATCATGGAATGCTTATAGTAGCACTACCCAGAGAGAAAACAATGTTCTTGCAGCTGCTGCAGCTGTAGGGGATACAACCCTTGATGTTACTGCTTCAGGAACTATTACTGAAAATATGTATGCTGGTGGGTATGTAATAGTTCAAGCAACTGTTAAACAACTATACAGAATAGAGTCAAATGCAGCTATTAGTGCTGCAGGTCATGGTCTTATTACCCTTGATAATCCCGTAAGAACAGTTCTTGCAGTAACTAACTATGCTGCCCTGTATAGGGATATTTATTCAGATGTAAGGTATCTTACTGATGGTACTATGGCAGGTTGGGGTACTGGTGTTTGTGTTCCCCACTATACTATTACTAGTGGTTCTTATTCTTGGGGACAGACTTGGGGACCCTGTCTTGTTGCTGGTGCTGATGCAACTGGTGCAGGAATCAATGAAAGAGATTTGGTTATGAACATTGATGGTGCTGCTAACCAGATGCAGGATGTTTCTACTTCGGGTTTCCAGAGAATAGGTAATCTACTTGCTTATACTGGTCCTGGTCCTTCTGGTGTAGATATGGATGGTGCTAACCTCTATATTATGCTTCAATTAGCCCCATAAAAGGAGGAATAAGAGGGGAGGAGAAGTCTTCCCCTCTTTACCATTATGCCTTTATATGAATATGTTTGTAATAATAATCATAAGGTAGAAGTCCTAAAGAAGTCAGAAGATAGGGATAATACTACCTGTCCCATATGTAATCAGGTAACTTCCCTTCAAATATCTAAGTCTAACTTTAGGATAGCTACACCAATATCTCTCTTTTCACATGAAGGTGAACTAATTGGTTGGAAGGCTGATAGTGGAATATCCCCAAAACCAGGTCAACCTTACACTGAGGGAAATTAAGATGAATAAGGAACTAATTTTCTTTGTCTCTTCTGAACCAAATGGAGTAACTGATTGGATTAAGGTAATCTCATCCCCTAATAATAGTAAGGAGTATTATAAATACAATAAAGATACTAAAGATTGGGACTTATATGATACTGAACAGTCTTCAGGTATAACAGTTACATATGAAGCAACTAGTCTAAAAATTACTAAGATAGTAGTTACTAATGGTTTAATAACTGAATTAGAGGTAAAATAATGCCCCTATATGATTACAAATGTCCACAATGTAATAAACTCTTTGAGGGATTAAGGTCTTACAGTAACAGTTCAACTGCTGAATGTCCCATCTGTAAGGGTAAATCAGCATTAGTAATGTCAACCTTTAACTGGAAATGGTATAACCCCTACACCAAAGATGGTGAGGGCTTTACATCCCAAACCTATCCCAAACAAGAGTATAGGGAAAGAGTTAAGAATAATCTATCCAAGTATGATAAACTCTAAGGAGGCCACTAATGCCTACAGAAGCAGAGAACTTGACAAAAGATAGTCCAGATGATAAGATTAAATCAGCAATAAGTTCCTGTATCTCCCAGATGATGGATGAGGGAGGAAGGTCACAGGAACAGGTAATTGCTATATGCCACTCAATGGCAAGGAAGTCAACAGGGAGAGAACTAAAGAAGAAATCAACTTCTATAAGTTAATATTTAGACATTAAACCCAAAAAAGGAGGTTAAGATGTCAGTTGTAGAAATCAATCATGGTGTACACCGCTACATTGGTGCTTCCACAGATACTAAACCCACAGCAGCCCTCAATGGAACAACCGCAGGTTCAACCTTCTATGCTCAAGATACTGGTGTCATGTATATTACCTATGATGGTACTAACTGGGTAGAGAAAGACACAGTTGTAAGACTTGAAGCAGGTACAGCCTCAATAGGAACACTAGGAGCTAACTCTGGTATAGACATAGGTGATGTTGATGTAACCAGTATTGCTCCAGGTGTAGCTGCTACCAGTCTTGGTAAAGCGGAGGATGCTGTTCATTCTTCTGGTGATACGGGTGTAATGGTCTTAGGTGTCCGTAGGGATGCTGGAACTACTCTAGCAGGTGGTGATGGCGATTATATCCCACTGAATACAGACCAGCATGGTG